CATATTTAAATTCCTTGAAGAAAAAGGAGAACATAGAACGCCTTTTATGTGGAAATGGAAAAATAATATACCATTAACAGAAGAAGACTTAAATGTTGAAAGTGATTTGAATTTCTATAAATTAGAAATAAAATCATTACCAAAAGGATTAAAAATCCATGGTGATTTGGGTTTATATAAAACAAATATAACTTCATTACCAAAAGGCTTGGAAGTTGGGGGCATTTTGAATTTAAATGATACAAAAATAAAATCATTACCAAAAGGATTGAAAGTTGGTGGCAATTTATATTTAACATATTGTGGAAAATTAACTTCATTACCAGAAGGGTTAAAAGTTGGTGGTGATTTGTATATACATGCCACACCATTAACAAAATATTCAGATGAACAATTAAGAGAAATGATTGAGCCAGGATTTATAAAAGGTAGTATAATAAGAAGATAATGGATAATAGCACAATAAACAAGATACTAAACTTTTTGGTAACTAATGAAGGTAAGAAATTACCAAGAACATGGATTAAATTTAAATTGGGAAATAATATACCATTAACAAAAGAAGAATTAAATGTTAAGGGTAATTTGGATTTGAGTGATTCACAAATAACCCAATTACCAGAAGGATTGAAAGTTGGGGGTGATTTGTATTTAAATAGAACAAATATTGAGTCATTACCAGAAGGATTAAAGGTTGGTGATAATTTATCATTGCTAAGATGTAAAAATTTAACTTTATTACCAAAAGGATTAAGTGTTGGGGGTGGTTTGGATTTAAGAGGAACAAATATAACCTCATTACCAAAAGATTTGCAAGTTGGGGGTGGTTTGGTTTTGAAAGGCATAAATATAAAACAACTCCCAAAAGATTTATATGTTAGTGGTAAATTGGATTTATCATTCACAAAAATGACATCACTACCAGAAGGATTATATGTTGGCGAGAATTTATTTTTAAATAATTGTTATGATTTAAAATCATTACCAAAAGGATTGAAAGTTGGTGGTGGAGTAAATATAACTGATGCAAGTTTAACTAAATACACTGAAGAGGAATTAAGGAAAATGATTGAACCAGGATTTATAAAAGGAGATATAATAAGATATGGATAATAGCACATTGAAAAACATCTTTAAATTCCTTGAAGATGAAGGAGAACATAGGACACCATTTAAGTGGAAATTGGAAAATAATATTCCATTTTCAAAAGAAGAATTGGAAGTTGATGGTGATTTGGATTTATATGGTTCAAAAATAAAATCATTACCAGAAGGATTAAAAGTTGGTGGTCATTTATCTTTATTTCATTCTAAAAATATAGAATCATTACCAGAAGGACTACAAGTTGGGGAGAATTTGTATTTAGATCACACAACAATAGATACATTACCAAAAGGTTTGAAAGTTGATGGAGATTTATCTATTACAAAAAGCCCATTAGCAAAACTTTCAGATGAAACCATATTAAGTATGATAGAACCAGATGGTTATATAAAAGGAGAAATAATTAAAAGTTAATGGATAATACAACAATAAAAAGAATATTTAATTTCCTTGAAGAAAAAGAGAATAAAAATAAACCATTTGTTTGGAAATTACTGAATAATGAACCATTTACAGATGATGAATTAAACATTAAAGGTGATTTGGATTTATTTGAAGAAAATATAACTTACATACCAGAAGGATTAAAAGTAGAGGATAATTTGGATTTATCAAGTTGCAAACACTTAAAATCTTTACCAGATAACTTATATGTTGGTGGTGAGTTAAATTTGGAAGATACAAATATAAAACAACTCCCAAAAGGTTTATATGTTGGTGGTGATTTTAGATTAGTTGGTTTAGAAATAAAATCATTACCAAAAGACTTAAATGCTGATGGTGGTTTGGATTTGGGTTATTGTACAGACTTGACTTCACTGCCTAAAAATTTGAAAGTTGGTGGTTATTTAAGTCTATACAATACAAAAATAACCTCATTACCAGAAGGATTGGAAGTTGGTTGGGATTTGTATTTAGATTACACAATGATAAACACATTACCAAAAGGCTTACAAGTTGATGGTGATTTATCTATTACAAATAACCCATTAGCAAAACTTTCAGATGAAACCATATTAAGTATGATAGAACCAGATGGTTATATAAATGGGGATATAATAAGAGAAGATAATGGATAATACAACAATTAAAAGAATAATGGATTTCCTAAAATCAGAGGAAGATAAATTATCATTAAAATGGATATTATTGCATGACATTGAGTCAATACCTGAAAAGTATTTTCACAAGGGAGCATTAGAGTTGCCTGGTGAATTGATAACTAGATTACCAAAAATTTTAGAAGTCACTGAACAATTAGATTTAAGTTTTTCAACAATAACAGAATTACCAGAAAAACTTATAGTTGGTGATAATTTATATTTGTATGATTGTAGGGATTTAAAATCTTTGCCAGATAACTTATATGTTGGTGGAGACTTACATATGCAAAGAACGGGCATAAAAGAATTCCCTATTGGAATGACTGTAAAAGGCACTATTTGGTTGAAAGGCTCACCATTAGGTCGTTATAATGTAAAAGAAATAAAAGTGCAATTAGAGGAAAGAAATTGCAAAGTTCATAAACACATAATGGTTTAATGAGTGCTATCTGCACTCATTTTCAAAAAACTCATTATCAAATACAAAACTACCATCATTTTCACCAATAAAATTGGTAAAGTCATTAAGCAATTCTATTTTAGAATTAAGAATTTCCATTTTCTGTGCAAGTATTGCACCATTCTTCTCAAAAGAACCCATATCATCCAGAATTTCTTTGTGCTTCTCAATGATAAAATTCTGTAAATCTGAGGTTTTAATTACGTGTAATTTCATTTTATTTGTTTTTTTTTGTTTCAAGTAATAAATATTCTGCAAAGGTAAAATTATTTAACTAAAAAACAAATATTATTTTGATTTTATTTTCATATTTAATATCTGGGTTAAAATGTCTTCTGTGGTATCAGTTTCAAATAAGTTATCCCCAAGAACAGTTGATATTATCTTTTTCTTTCTATCCAACATATCATATATAATTCCCTCAATTGTGTTTTCAAATATTGGGTATAATACAGAAACTGAATTCTTTTGTCCAATTCTATATGCCCTGTCTTCTGCTTGGCTATGATCTGCTGGAACAAATGATAAATCATTAAAGATAACAACATCAGCACTAGTTAAAGTAATACCAACACCTGCTGCTTTTATATTACCAACAAAAACCTTTACCTTATCATTTGTTTGAAATTCATCAACACTCTCTTGCCTTTGTTTCATAGATGAACTTCCATCCAATTTAACAGCAATCTTTTTAAAATGTTCATATATCTTATCTAGTGAATTTGTAAAGTTTGAAAATACAATAACCTTCCTTTCTTGTTCCAAGGTATTCTCAATCAATTCTATGGTGTTCTTAATCTTTTCATTAGCAATAATTTGTCTAACCTTCATAAGTTTGGTAAATTGAACACTCAAAGATTTTGATTCTTTTGGGTTATTTTTAATCCAATCAAAATATTCTCCCATAACATCTTCATATTCTTTTGATTTTAATCTCAAATAAATTGGAGTTATTATTTTTTCTGGCAAATCTAACACATTCTCTTTTAATTGCCTTAATAATAATGGAGCAGTTCTCTCCCTTAACTCATCCAAGTTTGATGCACCATTCACATTCCATACCTTATTCATTCCAACATTAAACTGATATCCAGCACAGTATCTTTTAACATAGGCCATCCAGTTTTTTGATACAGGGCTGTCAACCAAAGATAATAAATTAAAATAATCAATTGGTCTTGATGTTAATGGAGTTCCAGTCAATAACCATATTTTTTTAATATCTTTGCAAATATCATTTATCAATTTTGTTCTTGAGGCTTGGGGTGATTTGATATAATGACATTCATCAATTATAACCAAATCAAATTTTGACTTTTGGATTATTGTTTCTTCTTTTGATTTTAATGAATGAAAGTTTTTAATAATATCATAATTAATGATTACAAAGTCAGCAGAATCATCATATTTTTTTCCCTCACAAATATAAATTTCTTTGTTTGAATAATTTTCAATTTCTCTTTTCCAATTTTGTTTTAAACTTGCGGGGCAAATAATTAAAGTTTTTCTTGGTTTTGCTTCAATTGAAGCAATAATTGCGGCGCTTGTATTATGGGTTACAATGCAATGTTCAGCAACATATAATTTATCATCAGCATCAACTGAAATGCAAGTTGTGTAATCTTCTCCCACTTTCTCAATATTTTTAATATATCTGCCAACTGAATATTTTTTAGGTTGATTATAAGCAGTTGCTTTTCTATTTAACCTAAAAGGGTTCATATCATTAGATAATTTGATATTAAGCCTATATACAATCCTACATTCCACTTTTACTCCATTTTTAGTATAAGAACCACGTTTTGAACTTTTTCTACAAATACCACCCAGTGTATGAACAATTTCGGCAACATCATCACATAATCTTTCAGAAACTGTTGAATATTCAGTTCCATTAAATTCACCCTTTTGGGATAACATACAATGACCATCTGTATCCATTAAACCTTGCAATATAGCAAGGCGGTTATCAATTGACGAATATTTGTATATATCTGGAATGAATTTGGTGTGTGAACGAGTATTATGTAATTCTAGTTCATTTAATATTTCACCAAAATGTATTTTACCTCCTTTTAATTTTGAAGATAAACCTATTGGTTTCAATTCAAAAGAATCTAACATTTCTTCAAAATCGTCTTTACACACTTCAATGCTACAAGTGTTATTTTTAGTGAAATGTCCATCACCCAAACAGACCCCCAATAAATAAGGGTCTATTGGTAACTCTACATTATTGTAAAATTCAATTGGTTTCACAATAGGTATTTGCCATTTGTTATTACCATTAGGACTTTTATAAAAAGTTTCAACTTCATAATCTACTTGATTATTACGCCCATTCCCTTTTATCTTTATTTTTCCACCCTCATACATTTGTTTTGTGGATAGAATTAAAGATTTTTTTATTCTATTATTTTTTCTATTTTTACTATAATTTGGTGAAGATACTGACCATAAATGTGAAGCATCAGTTTTTATTTTAACATGATCATTAAAAGTAATTTCATATATTTCTTGTTTTGGTTGGGGGAATACTCCAGTAACAATACAAGATTCACCATTAGACCCAATTACTTTATCACCAACAGATAAATCACATATTTTTTTAGTTCCAGTTGGGGTATAAATAGGTGTTGAATTTATAAGACCTTTACCCAGTCCCATGTCCAGAGCCAAAATAAACTTATCATTTTCAAGCAACTTTTGAATTGCTTCCTTTTGATGTTCAAAGGGCATTCTATGGGAATACTTTTCATAATCAATAACAACATTTTTATTTGTCTTATCCACAATAATTCCATCTTTTGGAATCCAATAAAGGGTTAATCTATCATTATCAAAAAATCTACCAAGAACATGATATGATTTTTCCTTTTCAACCAATAATTTTTCAATCCATATTTTTTGGGGAACACTTGTTAATAATTTATCATCAGCAATCATTTTTGCAAAATAGATATCAAGGTCAACCCACTTTCTGGCAATCTTTGGTCTTGTTTCATGAAATAATGAAATGTATTCAACTTGGCTTGGGGTCAAATAAAAATTTGGATTTTCCAAAGCCATATTCCTTAAACCATTTAAATAATCATTTTGACCATTATATGATTTTAATAACAACAACGCCTCATCCTCACTTATCTTTTTTTTGTTCATAATTTATATCAATATTATTTAATAATAATAAATAAGTGTTAAATTATCAACTAAATGATATTTATTTTAGATAAAAGAATATATATGGCAAAAATAGTTCCTATAACCAGAATTGGTAAATTTTTTGGTGCTGATGATTATGATTTGGACATTGACTTGGGAATGGAATATATGGGGGGTGATTTAAATATGACTGTTGTTTTATATAGAATTGATAGAAAAAAAACAAAAAAAGATGATGTATATGGTGAATCACCAACTGATGGAATTGTTTTTATGCCACCAATTGAAATAACAGGATTGGTTCAAATACTTGAATCAACAATGAAACAACTAGGGAATTCCAAAATTGAACAAAAAGAACCTGGTAATCTAAAATTATCTTTATACCAAAAACAATTGGATGATTTAAATGTTGAAATATTAAAAGGTGATTATTTGGCTTATTATGTGACAGAAGATAAAGTTAGATATTATTCTGTCATTGATGATGGAATTGTTAATATGGATAATAAACATACCTATGCTGGATATAAACCATTCTATAGAACAATAACTGCCACATTTGTTAATAAAGATGAATTTAGGGGAAAATAATGAAAATTATAATTACAGAATCACAATTAAATAAAATAACAGAAATTGTAACAAATAAAGAAGTAATTTGTGACAATTGTGAGTGGTCTTGGAAATTGGCAGATGGTGGTGATGATCCATATATTTGCCATAAATGTGGTCATAATAATGAAGAAAAATAATATGCCATTACCAAAAAAAATAAAAACAAATCTGGATATTGTATATGACAAAACTCTATTAGATAGAAGAGAAGAGTTATTAGATAATATCATTGACAATGGGACATATTTACCAAAATCTTTATTACATGAAGATCTTGATAAAGGTATGCTTGAATTTGTTAAAAATGATTTGCAAATTTTAAGTGGGGGCAAAATAATTCCAACTATTGATAAAATAATTAGCACCCAAAACTGGTCACAATATACTGAAACTTGGACATTTATTGATGATGATAATAATCCTGTTCCACCATTCATTACATTGGTGAGAATGAATGATTCCAAATATGGGACAAATCCAGCAACACAATATACAATACCAAATAGAAAACCCTTTTATTTTGCAAGTGTATCAACTTGGGATGGACAGAGAAATGGTATGGATATTTATTCAATTCCACAACCTGTACCAATTGATATAAATTTTAGCATTAAGATAATTACAAATAGGCTTAGGGATTTGAATAAGTTTAATACAAAAGTATTACAAAAATTCTCATCCAAACAAGCATATGCAACAATTAATGGTCACTATATACCAATTATTTCAACCAATATAACAGATGAATCACAAATTAATACTGATAGCAGAAAATTCTATATTCAATCCTATGATTTTACAATGTTGGGATTTTTAATTGATGAAGAAGAATTTGAGGTAAAACCAGCAATAAATAGAATTAGCCAAGTTTTTGAAACTGAAATACAAAACCAAGTACCAAGTGTACAAGTAGTGGAAACAATTCCAATAAATGATTTAACATATGAGATAATCTAAAAATGTCTTCAACAATAAGAATAACTAGTATTAATCTAAATAATGAAATTGTATTTGCCACATTATTACAAAATGATGTAACATATAATTTAGGTGAAAGAGTTATTCCTTTTAATATATATCCAATACCAGAAACAGGTAAATTGAGTGGTTTATATACATTGTATGTTCCAAAATATTTAACAAATTATGAAATAACAATACCAACAAATTTAAACCCCACACCAACACCAACACCAACAATTATTTAAATAATAAATAATGAATGAAATTCAAATAGGAAATCAAATATGGGCAAATGAAAATTTATCCATAACAACATTTAGGAATGGTGATATTATCCCCCTAGTTCAAAGTAATGATTGGGCACAATTATCAACATCAGCATACAGCATTAATAAAAACAATGATTATCTTTATAATTATTGGGTTATTACAGATAGTAGAAATGTTGCACCATTGGGTTGGAGGATACCAACAGAGGGTGATTGGGATATTTTAATAAATCATCTTGGTGGTAAGGATAATGCTGGATATAAATTAAAAAACATTGATGGTTGGTTAATGGAAGTTCAGAATTTTGAAACAGGTGAAACAATTACACAAAATTTTGGTGGGACAAATGAGGTTGGGTTTAATGGTAAATCAGTTGGGTTTAGACATATGGATGGAAATTTTGCATCCGATTTACTTTCAGCATATTTTATTCCAACATCAATTGATGATAATTTGGCAAAATACATATTTTTATTTTCAGGAAATGAGTTTGGTAAAGGTGGTATGTGGAAAAAAGATGGATTTCCAATTAGATTAATAAAGGAATAGTAGTTTTTGATTATTTTTTAGATATTTATATGAATAAATAAAAAATAATAATGGCAAATCAAAAAGTATTCGTATCCCCTGGTGTATATACTTCTGAAACAGATTTAACATTTGTTTCCCAGAGTATTGGTGTAACCACATTGGGGATGGTCGGTGAGACTATTAAAGGCCCCGCATTTGAGCCTATATTCATTACAAGTTATGATGAATTTCAAACGTATTTTGGTGGGACATCACCTGAAAAATATATAAACACACAGATACCAAAATATGAGTCTGCATATATTGCCAAGTCATATTTGCAGCAATCAAATCAAATGTATGTTACAAGAGTATTGGGATTATCTGGTTATGATGCTGGTCCATCTTGGTCAATAACAACAATTGCAAATGTTAACCATTCAACTGTTGGTTTAACTGGTACAACTGGAGTTGGTTCATCTTTCTCAATAACATTTACTGGAACAACTGGAACAACTGGAACATTTGTTATTACAGGTGGAACATATCCAAATGGTATAACTTTATCAACATTTTCTGGTGATACTTATACAACAAGCAATGGTTCAACATCAACATTTTATGATGATTTAAAGGCATTTGCAAATAATGTGGCTTTATCAACTTCATTAACTGGACAAACGTCAACTTATGGATCATTACCAATTAGTGTTTATAACACAATAACAGGTTCAACACAATCTGGATTAACTGAATATAATTATTTTGGAACAACAATTCCTTTGGGTAGTGATGGTAAACCAGTCAATGAAAATGATTTGTGGTATTATGCAACATTTACAAACCCATCTAGTAATACTTATACAGGTTATTCATTTTATTACAACACAGCCAGTTTTAATGTATCAAGTGGTGCATTTACTGGAACAGAAACTGGTAACACTTATGTATTTTCTGGAACAGCATATACAACTTATAATGATATGGTTGTGGCAACAATTAGGTCAAGGGGTATCACAAATTATTCATCAACCAATCATGGTCAAATTTATAGTTTAACTGGTGATACATTAATAATTGATTCAGCTAATAGCACAACAATAAGTGATACACCATTTGGTAATTTTGTTTTAAGTGGTAATACATCATCAAATAGTAATTTTACATTTAATGTTTCATTAAAAAATACCAATTCAAATTATATTGCAAATGTATTGGGTGCTGATAATTTTGGAAAAGATAGAAATGATGTTCCAATATTTGTTGAAGAGCATTATCCAACATTATTAAATCAGGCTTATAGACTTGGTTATATTAGAGGTTTAAAAACAAATTTAACTTATTTGCCTGATGCAAGAAGTGGTCTTGGAAATTCAATTGGTTGGTATCTTGAGAAGTATCAATCACCAAAAACACCATTTGTTGTTTCTGAATTAAGAGGAAATAAAGTTTATAACTTATTTAAATTTATTTCAATATCTGATGGTAATTCAGCAAATACTGAAGTTAAGGTTTCAATTATTAATATGTCATTTAAGAATAGAACATTTGATGTATTGGTTAGAAGTTATTATGATTCAGATTCTGCACCAGTTGTATTGGAGAAATATACAAATTGTACATTAGATGAATCACAAAATAGTTTTATTGGAAAAAAGATTGGAACAAGTGATGGCAAATATAATTTGGTTTCAAAATATATTATGCTTGAAATGGGAGATGAATTCCCATCTGATGCAATTCCTTGTGGATTTATGGGTTATCCCCATAGAAAGTATGGTAGTGCATTGACACCAAATTTATTGTATAAGACAAGATATTATTATAATAATGAGGTTGTTAATAATGAACCATTTGCAGCATCAAATGCTGTACCTGCTGATAATGTAAAAAGAACATATCTTGGATTTTCAACAAATTATGGTTATGATAATTCTTTATTAACTTATAAGGGTAAACAAAATCCAGCAAGCATTATTGCAGATGGGTTAGAATGGAATGTAGTTACAAAAGGTTTTCATATGGATTCAGGTGCAACAGTTGTTACCATAGCAAATAGTTATACAACAAGTGGTCAAACAGCATTTGAGGTTGGTAGTGGAAGTTTTAATTCAGAACCAGAAACAAATTCAAATCCATATTATTACTTATATTCAAGAAAGTTCACTTTATTATTTGAAGGTGGTTTTGATGGATGGGATGTTTATTCTGAAAGAAGAACAAATGGTGATACATACCAAATTGGTGGTATTGATTATATGAGGGGTGCATTATCTGTACCTGGCAAATATTCAGCAGCAACAGGACAAGGAACATTTAAACAAATTACAGATGGTGATGGTTCAGTTGAATTTGCAACAACAGATTATTATGCATATCTTAAAGGTATTTTAACATATCAAAATCCAGAATCAACAAATATAAATATTTTTGTTACACCAGGTATTGATTATATTAATAATAGCAACTTGGTTGAAAATGCTATTGATATGGTTGAAAGTGATAGAGCAGATTCAATTTATATTGTTACAACACCTGATGCAAATTTATTAACAACTGATGTGAACAATGTTATTTATCCACAAGAATCAATTCTTTCTTTGGAGGAAACAAATATTGATTCAAATTATACTGCAACATATTACCCTTGGATTTTGGTTAGAGACCAAGTAAATAATACCCAAGTTTATATTCCACCAACAGCAGAAGTCTGTAGGAATTTGGCATTAACTGATAATGTGGCATTCCCTTGGTTTGCATCAGCAGGTTATAATAGAGGATTGGTTAATTCTGTTAAGGCAAGGTTAAAGTTAACCCAAGATGATAGGGATACTTTATACCAAGGAAGAATAAATCCAATTGCTACATTCTCTGATGTTAATACTGTGATTTGGGGAAATAAAACTTTGCAAGTTAGAGAATCAGCACTAAATAGAATTAATGTTCGTAGGTTGTTATTACAAGCACGTAAATTAATCTCTGCGGTCGCTGTGAGGCTACTTTTTGAACAAAATGACCAGATAGTCCGCCAACAGTTTTTGGACACCGTAAATCCAATTCTTGATGGAATTAGAAGGGATCGTGGATTGACAGATTTCCGTGTTACAGTTTCAAATGACCCAGAGGATATTGATAGAAATACAATGAGTGGAAAAATCTACATCAAGCCCACAAGAAGTTTGGAGTATATTGATCTCTCATTTATCATCACACCTACTGGTGCATCATTTGAAGATATATAATGATGTAATTTTACACCAAAGGACCCCACTTCTATTTTGAGGTGGGGGTTTTTTATTATTTGGGGTTTTTTTATATGATAGGGGCAATTAGTTTACTTTTATTATATCAAGTATTATTTTTTTATATAATATATAAATTAATGAAAAAAAATACTTTACCAAAGAACAACCCCAATGTTGCAATGTATATTGCATTTGGATTATGGGGTTCATTTTTATTGGGGGTAATATATACCCCAAGCAAAATTAAATATGAAAAACAATCATTTACACCATTAATTCAACAAGAAACAGTTTTTATTGAAAAAGTAATTGAACCAATTAAAGTGAAAGTTGATACTGCTGAACCAATTATACCAGAAAATGATGCAATTGAAGGTGTAACAATAATTAATGAGGATGCTTATTCAAAAAGGTCATATGTTTATGATATTAGACATATGAGTAAAACTGAATTAAGAAAACATCTAAAAACTAATGGATTTAGAAATTTGGATAATGCTACTTTAGTTCAGATGAGAAGAATGTGGATGGCATTTCATTATGAGAGTATGTTAATGAATTTACATCTATTGACAGAATTCCCCATATCTATGCTCTATTCATTCTTTATCATTGAGGCAACCACTAATGGCATTGAGACCAACTTATGGCGACTACATGCAAATGCGGGGGGAATGAAGGCATTTAAGGGGTATGGTTCTGTGACATATAAAACCTATGAAGTGATAAGGGGAAAAAATGTAACTATGAAAGCAAAATTTATGAGTGCAAAAAATACTAAAGAAGGAATTGAGGCTTGGGCTAAAGTATTAAATTCAGGTAGATATTATGAGTGCAAGAAAGCAAATTATAAATTACCAAAGAAACAATTATATGAAAGCATATGCAAGTGTGTTTATGAATCTGGTTATCATACAGACCCCAAGTATAAGTTTAGAGCAGAATTTATGGCAGAATATTGGAGATTTAAAAATAATAATTTACCAATAATAATAGAAGAATTTTAAATTAACTTGGTTGTTCATTAAATTTGGACAACCATTTTTTTTTTGGATTTATAAATATTTATAATATAAAATAATATGAAGATAATTAAAGAATTTAATGAAAAATCAACTCCAGATATGAAGTATTATGCTTTTGACTGGGATGATAATATTGTATATATGCCAACAGAAATAATATTAATTGATAATAATGGTGATGAAGTTGGAATGTCAACACATGACTTTGCAAAATATAGAGGTGATGTTGGAAAAAATGAATTTAAATATAGGGGAACTACAATTGTTGGTTATGCTGATTTACCATTTAGACAATTTACAGTTACAGGTGATGAACAATTCTTAAAAGATATTATGATTGCAAAAGTTGGTCCAGCATTTGATGATTTCAAAGAAGCAGTTAATAATGGATCCATTTTCTCAATTATCACAGCAAGGGGACATAACCCTGAAACATTGAAAAAAGCAGTTAAAATATATATTGAAGAAGAATTTGATGGGATTATTAAAGATAAAGTTATACATAATCTTAATAAATATAGAGATTTAATCCCAAGTCAAACTGATATTGATATAATTGATGAATATTTAGATTTATGTAAATTCTATCCGGTTTCATTTGGCTCTGGTAGTGCTGCTAATCCAGAAATAGAAAAAGTAAAAGCATTAAGGGAATTTTATGAATATTGTAAAGAAATGGCTAATGAAATTAAAAAAGCATTTGAATTTAAAAATGATGTTTCAGGTGAATCACTAAAATTCTCAATTGGATTTTCTGATGATGATATGAAAAATATTGAAACAATGAAGAAAAGTATAAATAAACCAGAATTAACAATATATTCAACTAATAAAGGTACTAAAGAGAAAGTATAAAGTTATATTATAGTTTATATTATAACTTATAATATATAATACAATATATAGATTTGATACAAAAAAAGTAAATAGTGTTTTTTAAAAAAAAATTAAAATATTTTAAAAATTTAATTTGAATACAAAATTACCAACATCATAAATTCTTGGAATACCCCTTTCTTCCATAATTTGGAATTCTGTTTTGGTTGAATCAAAACCATTCTTAACCAAGATGTCTTTTCTAAATTCAAATCTATGTTTTCTTTTTTTATTAACAATATAAAAATAATTTGGGCTAGTTGATTTAACTTCAACAAAGCCCAATTTTTTATATAAATTTCCATTACTCCATCTTTTATCAGCATAACTTAAAATTTCTGCTGGGTTATATGTTTGAATAAAATATTTTAATAATTTTGATGCACCCCCTACTACAGAAGTATTTAATTTATTGCAAAATCGAAGAAGTTCATATTCTTTATCATTTTTAATTTTATTACCCAGAGCAATTCTCTTTTTTCCAAATGTCATTAAAGATACCAATTCATCATTATAATATAATCCAAGGTTAATGGAACTTCCAACCATACCTTGAATATGATTCTCATTAAGGAATTTTGATTTATCTTTTGTTTTAACCAATTTGATATTGCACTTCCTAGCATAAATCTTATGTTCAACTTTGTTTAATTTGTTTAACAATATGCTTTTAACAATTTCTTTTTTGCAATCCCATTCATCTTCAAATATATGAATTAACTGGATATTATTTGAATTGCAAATTTCTGTTTTCTCTAAATGATAATTATTTTTTTTGAATACATTTGAATGAAAGTAAACCCCATTGAATTCAATGGCTAAGTTATGTTTGGGGATATAGATATCAATTTCTTTACCATTTAAAATATTTCTATCATTTTTAATATATTCAATATTATTATTATTCAAGAATTCACATAAATCATTTTCTTTAATTGATGAAAATTCACCAGCTGGATTACATAATGTGCAAGGATTTACTTTATTTTCATGCCTATAATATAATAAACTTCTATAAATTGAGTATTGCTTATTACAAATATCACATATTATTTCAATGTTGTTACCAACAGAATTTACAATATTTAAATTATTATGTTTTTTTTCAAAATTAATTGATGATTTTTTAGTTTTTATATTTCTACTTTCCTTTAATAAGATTGGGGTACTAACACCATATCTTTTAATATTTGTTTCTGCTATTTTTTGTTTTACTTTATCTAATTTTGAAATATGGTCAACTCCATATTTTTCAATTGTTCTTTGTTTAATTAATTCTGTATCAAAGAATATATTTGTAACTCCATAATTTAACATTGTGGTGGCTTCTACTTTTGCCTTAATTTCTTTTGAAGAATTTGGGGAATTACCACCATATTTCTCTGTATTTGTTATTTTAATTTTATTTATATGCTCAATATCAGAGTTTGTACAAAGCAAAGAACAATAAAATCCATAACCTTCAGTTAAGGATTTTTTAAACTTTAAATTTACCCCACATTTCTTGCAGGTTGGGATTTCTTTAACCTGATTAATGTAGTGCCATATTTTTTGTTTAAATGGTATAGATGTTAAATGTGTGGTGTAATTTATGATTTTTTCATATAAATCATTATGGTTGTTTTTAAGGAATGATTCTTTGGTCTTATATCCAGATTTATTGTCAGTTGTAAAAAAAATTAATAAATCCATATATTTTTCTATTTACTTGATATTTATAAAATGTATGAGAATAGACTCATAACAAAGATAACAATAAATATTATAAAAAAAATAAAAAAAACATATTATGGCTGATTTATTACTTAAAATGCCTTTGCCTTATGAACCAAAAAGACAAAATAGGTTTATATTAAGGTTTCCAGCTCCTATGGGGATAAATGAATGGTTTGTTGAAAGTACATCAAGACCTAAAATATCAATAGCATCAAAAGAAATTGAATTTTTAAATACATCAACATTTGTTTCTGGTAGATTTAAATGGGAACCAATCACTATTAAATTCAGAGACCCAATTGGCCCATCTGCTGCTCAAGCATTAATGGAGTGGGTTAGATTGCATGCAGAATCAATTACAGGTAGAATGGGGTATGCTTCTGGCTATAAGCAAGATTTAACATTAGAACTACTTGACCCAACTGGTGTTGTGATTGAAAAATGGCAATTAATTGGGTGCATTATAACAAATGCTGATTTTGGTGCTTTAGCATATAATTCAGATTCATTGGCGGATATTAGTGTTACAATTCAACCTGATAGATGTATATTAGTTTACTAGTTTAGCGTATCCTTTACATCCAAAATAAAAATCCATATATTTATGTATACAATCATAAAATATATGGATTTTTCATTTTTCACAACAGATAATAAATCTGGTTATAAAACAAAAGAAAATTGGTTTTTGAAGAATTACCCCAAAGAATATGAGGAGATAATTAAATATTCTTCAAATATTAATTTGAATTTATCTTTCAAAGAAAAAATATGGTTTTTTTTTAATAAACTAACAGAAAGACCAAAATGTGTTACTTGCGGGAATGAAATTCCATTTAGAGAAAGATTTGATAAACCTTATGGTGATTTTTGTTCATTAATTTGTATTAATTCAAATAAAAATGAGATGTTAAATAGAATGAAAAAATCAATAAATGATAAATTTGGAGTTGATTATTTTCCACAACATAGCACATTTGTAAAAAAGGTAAAAAATAGTAAATTTTTGCATTATGGGGATGAGAATTTTTCCAACCCCCAAAAAGGGATTCAAACAAAGATTGAAAAATATGGAGATAAAAATAATTATAAAAAATATATTCAAACTTGTTTAAATAAATATGGGGTTCATAATTATTCATTAAGTGATGATTTTAAAAAAACAATAAATGAAAATTATGCAAGTATTTATCCAGATTTAAAATTTAAAGAAATAAATAAATATGATGTTGTAGTATATTGTGATAAATGTGAAAATTTTTTTGAAACAAATAAACAATTATTATATGATAGAACAAAAAAGAATGATATTATTTGCACAATTTGCAATAAAATAGGTCATTCAAGTATATCAAAAATAGAAAATGAAATTAATGAATATATTGAATCATTGGGTATTGAAACTATTCAAGCATATAGAGTTAATGGTAATAAGGAGATTGATATTTTTTTACCAAAATTTAATATTGGAATTGAAATGAATGGGTTGTATTGGCATAATGAACTCTTTGCCAAAAATGATAAGCATATAAATAAAACAAATTTCTTCAAGAAACTGGGGATTGATATTATCCATATTTTTGAGGATGAGTGGAATTATAAAAAAGAAATAGTTAAATCAATATTATCCAATAGGTTTAATATGAATATTAACAAAATATATGCAAGAAAATGTAAAATTGTGGAATTAACAAATAATGATGTTAAATATTTTTATAATGAAAACCATATACAAGGGGCAGTTAATTCAAAAATCAATATAGGTTTAATGTATGATGATATTCTAGTTTCAGTAATGTCATTTGCCAGAGGAAGAATAATAATGTCAGGAAATCAAAATGAGTGGGAATTAACAAGGTTTTGTAATAAAACATTTACCAATATTGTTGGGGGTGCATCCAAGTTGTTTAAATTCTTTTTGGAGAAATATAAGCCAATTAAAATAATTTCATATTCAGATATAAGGTATTTTGATGGATCCTTATATGAAAAATTGGGATTTAAAGAAAAATCAAAATCAAAGCCAAATTATTCATATGTAATAAATGATAAAAGACATTATAGGTTTAATTTTAGAAAAAGCATTTTGGTTAAACAGGGTTTTGACCCAAATAAAACAGAAAAAGAAATTATGTTTGAAAGAAAAATTTATAGGATATATGATTGTGGTAACATAAGATGGGAATTTGAATAATCTATTTTCTTTTAATTTTTATTTATTATTTTTAAGATAAAAAAATGGAAGATAAGTCTAAAGAATATGGTCAATCAAGTTTTGACCTACCCCATGATGTGGTTCAATTACCATCTGGGGGTATATTTTACAAAAACAAAAAGAAAGCAATTAAAATTGGTTATTTAACTGCTAGTGATGAGAATTTACTATTAGGTAATAGTAAGAATTTTACTTTGCAACTTTTAAGAAATAAGATATATGAGCATGATATAAGACCAGAAGATATGATTGAAGGGGATATTGAAGCGGTTCTAATATTTTTAAGAAATACTTCTTTTGGTTCTGAACTTGAACTTTCAGTACCAGATCCCAAGACTGGTAAGTTTTTTAATGCTGTTATTGATTTGAGTGAATTATCAATTGAAAAGGGTGATATGCCTGATAGTGATGGTACATATACCATTACATTACCTAAAAGTTCTGATGTGGTAAAAATTAAACCCCTAACTTATGGGGAAATTCTTGAAATAAATGATATTATTGATTCTTATCCAACTAATAGAGTAGCACCAAAAGTAACTTTAAGATTATCAAGAGAAATTGTTGAAATAAATGGTAATCCAGATAAGGTAAACATTGTTAAATATGTTGAGACTATGCCTATTGCTGATTCAAAATTTATACGTAAATATTTGAGTACCAATGAACCTAAACTTAATTTAAAAAGAAATGTAAAGACCCCATCAGGAGATATGACCACAGTTACTGCTGGGTTTGGGGTTGAGTTTTTTCGCCCTTTCTTCGGATTATAGGGTAGCACAATCAACAGATTTTTATTATTTAAGTAAGTTATTAAATGTTTCTTATTCAGATTTTTTAATTATGCCCATTTTTTTAAGAAAATTCTTAATAAATAAATGGATTGAAGATAACAATAATAATAATAATAAGGGGTGATGTTAAAAATCATCCCTTATTCTATTTATATATAAAATATATATTATGGCAAATGTGGGTGATACTGATAATATTATAGGTAAGATTTTTGAAAAAATAGACAAAGTTCAAGCTGGTCTTTTTGGTTCAGAACTTGGTACTTTTTTAAAAGACCAAATGGGTGAAATATTCAATTTCACAGGGGCATTAATTGCTTTGGATAAAGAATCAGCTGATTTAAGTAAGAATTTTCTTCTTGGGAGAACTAGAATAAATGAATTTAAGGGTGTTATTGCTGATACTGCACCAGTTGTTCGTGAATTGGGTGGTGATATTGGTGATATTAATTCAATGATTAAAGAGACAGGTGAAGCACTTGGTAGAAATGTATTATTTACCCCTGAAGTTTATGGTAAAATATTTGCAATAACTGATTTGTTGGGTACAACGTCTGGTACTCTTGCAAAAAACTTTTCAAATGCTGGTATATCTGTTGCTAAAGTTGGAGGTGATATTGAGACTTCATTAAATTATATTAAGAGTATTGGTATGGATGCTAAATCCATAATGGGGCAAGTTGTTAATAATACTGAATTATTAAATAGATTTAATTTTAAGGAAGGTGTTTTAGGTTTTTCAAAGATGGCAGCAACTGCAACGTTGTTAAAAACAGATATGGCTACCATTCAATCATTTGCAGAAAAAGTTTTTAATGTTGAAGGTGCTGTTGATACTGCTGCTGCTTTTCAAAGGCTTGGTGTTTTTATGGGTGATTTGGCTGATCCATTCTCATTAATGAATAGTTCATTAAATAATCCAGAAGGTCTTATTAAGAGTATAGCAAAGGCTGGGGAAAGGTTTACTGAATTCAATGCTGAAACAGGTAGAGTTGAAATAAACCCATCTGCTATGGGGATGTTTAATGAACTTGCTGCTGCATCTGGTATTGGTGCAGATAAACTTAAACAAATGGCAATCTCATTAAGAGAGTTTAATGAAAGAGCATCACAAATAAATTTCAAATTTGATTTAAGTGAGGAACAACAAATGCTTATTGCCAATTTGGCATTTTTAGATAAAAATGGTGAATATGTTGTTAATATTAAAGACCAGAAAACTGGTGAAATGATTGCTCAAAAGGTTTCAGAGTTAACAGAAGAACAAATTTCAAAACTAAAAGAACTATCAGATGAGAAACCAAAAACAATGGAAGAAATTGCAAAAGAATCAATGAGTATTACTGATACTATAAAAAATGATGTTCAAGCAATAAAATATAAAATATTATTTGGTGTTGCTGGCACTCCAGCATTGTTGGAAGCCCAAGAGTCTGTAAGGGGTGAAATTGGAATGGGTTATGATTATATACGTGAAATAATCCCAGACATGAAGACCACAAGAAAGTTTTTAACTAATATTGGTACTGATATAATTAATACTTATAAAAATTCTGGAAATTTTGAAGATAGTTTGAAAAAAATATTAAGTAACTTTCCAAATTTTGGTGATTTATTTACTCAAATGAATAAGGCTGCTGAAAAAAGTGGATATAATGATAGTTTTACAAAGGATATGTTAGATAAATTATCAAGTGCAACTGGAATTAGTGGAAATGATATAAAAAATGCAATGAGTCCTTATTTTAATGTTGGTGGACCAGAATATGTAGGAACAGAAATTATAAAAAGTACTACAACAAATATAAATAATTCAAAAGATAATAAAGTTAATTTGAATCTAACAATTGATGTAATTCATAAATCAATGGATTCAACTGGTGCAATAAAACCAATGAATCAAGTTGAAAGAATTAATCAATCCATTCAAGATAATGCATTTGGTAAAAAACTTACTATAAATATTCCAAATAAGTAATATTTATATATAAAAAATAATGAGAAGTCCTTTAGATTTTGGGAATAGTTTTAATTATAGGAATTTATTAACAACTAAAAATTTACCCCCATATAAGAAAACATCTTTTGGGAGAGTTCCTCCATTTTTTTATGAGGCTGGTCCATTTAGGGTTTCTCCAGTAATTGATAGTGATGATAAATTAATTGATACTCCAATTTATTCAAAACAATTATATCCATTAAATCAATATGGTGCTGTTGGTGGTTATACACAAGTTACAGACCCTAGCATATTAAATAATAAAAAATCAAATTTTGGTGAATATAATATAGGTATTGCTAATACATTAAAGATTAATAACATAGTATTATTAGAAAATTTATCAAGAAATTATTATACAACAGCTGATAATACTATTGATTCTGGTATTTTTTTAGAAAAACTTGATTATTGGTTTGACCCAAATTTACCAAAAAAGGGGATATTGTATTATTGGGATAAAGGTGTTCCTAATTTTAAACCATCAACATATACTGCATTTGGTATATTAACAAATGATGCTGAAACAAAATCTAATTTAGCTGCTGATTCATATATTACAAGATTGGGTGCAAAAGTTTTAAATGAATATTTTACAGAAAGAGTTGGTAGATTAACTGATAGATTTAATGTTATAAAAAAGTTTGAAACAACAATTGATAGTTTAAATGATCCATTAGATGTTTATAACCTTATTACCGGTAGAAATCCTATATTACAACCTAATTGGAGTATAACAAAACCAAACAATTTACTTGTTGGTGCTGCACAATTGTCATTAGATTTGGCTGGGGGAGAATTACCTTTTCCTAGTATTGTTGGAAGTTATTTTGATGAAACTATTAGTTTAACTGGTAAGGGTGATAGGGGTTTTCTTGGTGGTTTATTTCAACAAAAGAAAACTGGTTCACAATTATTTTATGATAATATGGGGGCTGGTCAAAGGTCAGTTTTATATAAGAATATAAATAAAAATTTATATAAGCCAAATTATGAGAGAAGTGGTATTTTAGGTTCTTTCTTAGATTTATTCACAAAAAATAATGAAAATTATTATGTTGGGAGTGATAATTTGGACATTGGGGATATTGCATCCCCAGCTGGTGAATTACCAATAGACCAATTTGGAAGACCACTTAAAATAAGTGTTTATGGCCCAACAGAAATTTCAAAAGTATATGAAGGGGAAAACTTTAATCCCCCTATGGCATTGAATGGTATATCTGATATTGATGGTGGTGGTATTGAAGGGGGTTTTACCTGGGTATCACCCAAATATAAAGGTAATAGTGGAAAGAATGTTGGAAAAGGTGGTGAAGTTTTTGGGGAGAATGGTACAAAGAGAACAACATTTGATTCAACTGAATCAACAAATTATGAATTAAAGAAAGGTTCAATATTAGATGATACTCAAAGAATTATTAATTCACAACCAAATGGGGCGAATAGATTAAAGCATGTTGGAAATGCAATGGATCAAGTTAGCAAAGTTTTTAATGATGGTTATAAAGAAATAACAAAAGGTTCAAGAGTTAGGACATATAAGTATCAAAATCCTGAAACTTTAGTTGGGGGTACATTTCAAGAATATTGTAGATTATTTACAAAAGATTCTCCATATATGACTTATGATAGATTGCAGAAAACAAGTGGTATAACTAATGAAGGTAGGAGATTAAAGAGTTCTGTTATAAATAAAACTTATGATTTAAGTATTGCTCCAAGGAAGGGGAATGATGCTAAAAAATATATGTTATCTATTGAGAATTTGGCATGGAGAACAACAAATATGTTTTTAGATTTGCCAGAATGTGAGAAGGGTCCAAATGGGGGTAGAATAATGTGGTTTCCTCCATATGATTTAAAAGTTTCAGATAGTTCTAGTGCAAATTGGAATTCAAATGACTTTTTGGGGAGACCTGAACCAGTTTATACATATAAAAATACAACAAGAAATGGTACCTTGGATTTTAGTATTGTAGTTGATCACCCCTCAATTCTTAACTTAATTGCAAATAGAGTATTAGAGAAAGAAAATAATTCTGAACAAATAAATGGGATATTAACTTCTTTTTTTGCTGGATGTTTAAAGTATGATATATATGATTTGGCTAAAATATATAATACAATGACTTTATCTGAACTTGAAGAAATTCAAAAAATGGTAAAAGAATCATCATCTACAAAAGATGAAACAACCTATATTAAACGAACAGTAATAACTGGTGTTGACCCTTTAACACTTTTTGATATTGATACCCCACCTGATGAGAAAGTAACAATATTTGACAAATATGGGGATTTTGCATTTTATTTTGATAATGATGAACCTGTATCGAGTATTGCTGATTATACAATATTATTTAATACATATACAGCTTCAACACCTTATAATAAGGGGGAATTAAAAACTTTTATGGATAATTTTGTTAAAGATAATTTTACAGAACTAAACAAATTCATAACTGAATGCAATAATTTTTTAAAAGAAAATGATGGAAATACTGTTGAAATTACTCTTAATTCATCAGCATCAAAACCAGCAAGTGATGATTATAATAAATTATTAAGTGCAAGACGTAGTGGTAGTATAGTATCTTATTTAAAGAGTAATATAAAATCACCAAATTTTACAATAAAAACAAATAATCTTGGTGAACAAACTGGTGTTACAGCAAAGTCAGTAACTAACCAAACAAAAAGAGTTGAAAATTGTAGTACATTTACAGACAATGCAATTTATAGTGTAAATGCTATGGCTTGTAGAAGAGTTGCCATAGGGGGTGTTAATGCAATAAAGAAAGGAGTTGCGCCAAAAATTGAACCAAAAAAACAAACAAGTGAAGCACAAATTAAAGTTATTACAGAAGCAAAAGAAAAGGAGGTAAATGAAGTTGAAAAGAAAATATATAAAAATGTATCAAAAAGAGTTTTGCAAAAGTTATTAACTGAATGTGATTATTTTGAAACAATTGAAGAAACAAGTCCATTTATTTATAATAATTTAAAAGAGAAAATAAAATATTTCACACCAGCATTCCATTCAACAACACCAGAGGGGTTAAATGGTAGATTAACATTTTTGCAACAATGCGTTAGACCTGGGGAAACAATACCAACAATACGTAAAGATGGTGCAAGTGAAGTTAGGGATGCAAAGAATACATCTTTTGGTATACCCCCTGTTTTAATATTAAGGGTGGGGGATTTTTATCATACAAAAATAATACCAGAAAATTTAACTATTAGTTATGATCCAATAAGTTGGGATATAAATCCAGAAGGAATAGGGTTTCAACCAATGATAGCAAAGATTAGTTTATCATTTAAGTTTGTTGGTGCTAGTGGATTGAGCAAAGCAGTTGATAAGTTGCAAAATGCATTATCATTTAATTATTATGCCAATACTGAAGTTTATGATGCAAGAGCAGAAAAAACAGATGATAGTTTGGATGATATGGATAAGAAGATTGAGGAGTTCATTAGAGAAAAAGAAAAAGGTCAAACAGAAAATTTTGATGATAATATAGTTGTTAGTTCATATATAACAATTGGTACATTAGATATTGTTAATAAAACTTTAACATATGTAAATCTGGCTAATGAATTAAAAGATTCAGCAATTACATATATTGATACAATAAATTCTGCTATTCAAGAAAATTCTAAATCATATAATATTGAATTAATTTCTGTTATATTAAAAACATTAAATAATGTTGAGGGGATATATAATTCAATAAATAATAGTGAATTAAAATTATTTGGCATACCAACAAATTATCAAAAGGAGATTGATGATTATACTAAAAAAATAAAAAATAATATTAAAAATAATACTGATTTATTTATTGATAAAATCAATAGTGAATTTTCATCAGATAAGAATACAAAGTTTGAAGTTTCAAAGAACTATCAATTGTATGTTGATACTGAAATGTCAAAGGTTAACAATATTATTAATTCATTTGCCATAAAAATTATTGAAGCCCAAGAGAAATTTCAAAAAGTATTGAGCAAGGCTTTGTTTGTTATGTCAACACATGATGGATATGATGGTTATGATGGTTATGTTGATAAAAGTGGACAATTTTTTGTATATGAATTAAAAAATAGAATGACAATAATTAATGATATTTTGGAAAGTATTGGTGAGAATATAAATAAAATATTACCTAACTTTAGATTGATTAATTATGATCCAGAAAGTTTATATAAAATGAGTCAACAAGATAGTTTGGTTTATTTATTGTTATATGGTTCTTTAAAAGATAAAAATGGTTTTGAAAATTTTGAAAAACAAATTCTGATTAAATCAGTTAATCCAGATAATAAAGTAAATGATATTAACACTAAAATATCAAAAATATTCAAAGAATATTGGGATGAGAAATTAAAAGTTTATTCAAGTATTTTTGACAGTACAACAAAAACATTTTTAAGTGATTTAGGTAATTATACTAAAGATGCTACCACATTTTTGAAAAGCATTACAATAAATAATGCAAATCTTATTACTGACTATAATGAAATAAGTTCACCAGATAATGCAACAAAGAAAGCATTATTAAATTTAAATGGTGATGCTAATTATGATAATAATAAAAATACTTGGAGTAAGAATGATAATGATTTTATTTTAGTTAAAAATAAATTAATGAGATGAATTTAAAATATTATAATAGGTATTCATTATTTAGTAACAATGGTCAGCAGAAAGTTGTACCATTTGTAAAATTACCCCCAAAGGGGAGTGATAATGTATTTTTCTATAAAAAGAATGTTAGTAGATTAGATAAAGTTTCACAACAATATTATCAGAGTCCATTTTTTGGTTGGCTTATTTTGGCTGCAAATCCAGAACATGGTGGTCTTGAAAATAATATATATGATGGGGCAATGTTGAAAATACCATTTCCATTAGAAACTTCTTTATTAGATTATAAAAACGCAGTAGAAAATTATTTCTTTTATTATGGCAAATGAACAAGGTGATGTACATGTTATATATGATTATCAAAATGTCATATACATTGATCCAAACAAGATAATCACCAATACTGGGGAGGTTATAGATAGGGCTGTTATTCCAGAAAATTTTGTTATGTATGCTAATTTGGGAACAAAATTAATACCAAGGACAAAACTTTTGATTGGGGGTGACCCCAAGGATTCTATTCAGAATATTAAACTTGCTTCTATAAATTTTTTAAAACCAAATACAAAAGACGATTATTTTACTTCTAGTTATTATGATGAATTTACTGGAAAAAATTCATTAGAAGGTAGAGGTACAAATCAAAAAAGTATTGATTTGGTTGGTGAAGGTGAAGAATCTTATTTCTTGAATGGTGTGGAGAATATTGAAGATAATACTTTGTTTGGTATTAAAATGATTGATATTAAAACAAATGCATCATTTGTTCCAACTGTTACTATTACAATGGAAGATATTCAAGGCAG